ACAGTTTATGCTACAACATTCTCAGGTACAGCTACTACAGCAAAATATGCTGACTTAGCAGAAAACTACTTAGCTGATGGCGAGTATGAAGCAGGTACAGTTATTGCACTAGGAGGAACAGCAGAAGTAACAGCTACAGTTACTATGAAGGATCATAGAGTAGCAGGTATTGTTTCAACTAACCCAGCACACTTAATGAACTCACACTTAGAAGGTGAGCATGTGGTTGCTGTTGCACTAACAGGGCGTGTTCCGTGTAAAGTAATTGGTAAAGTTTCTAAAGGTGACATGCTAGTTTCTAGTAATGTTCCAGGTTACGCTATGGTAGACAACGATCCAAGAATTGGTACAATGATTGGTAAAGCTATTGAAGACAAATTAGACGACAATAAAGGTGTTGTTGAGGTATTAGTCGGTAAGTAACAATCACGATAAATATATAAAATAGGAAACGAAACATGGCAAACAGAATACCGTTAGTATTTGATACAGTAGCAAATAAGATTAAAGAATTACCAACTGGTGATAATCTTAATATGTCTAGTAGTAGTATTAATGATGCTATTAATATTAATGCATCAGGAACAGTGTCGGCTAATACAGTTAACACAGTCAACTTAAATATTGCAGGAACGCCTATAGGTGAAGTAGCAAAAACAAACAGCTACACTGACTTATCAAATCTTCCTACACTATTTGATGGAGATTATAATAGCTTAACTAATAAGCCTTCATCTGTTGTAGCGGCATGGGAAGATATAACTGGCAAACCAGTTATCGCATCTAGTTTAAGCCAGTTAGTAAACGACACTAATTTTGTAACAAATGCACAAGTAACAATACAATCAACTCAAGTATCTGGACTAGCAGCTGTTGCAACGGGTGGTTCTTATCTTGATCTAACAGACTCAGCACAACTTATATCAAGAGCAGAAATAGCTGGCGGAACATTAACAATTGATGTAAACAACACTGGTGACTTAGAAGGTAATGTGTTTAGTACAGATGGCGGCACAAAACTTATAGACGGAGTTACAAAAAGTGCGTCACTTGTAAACTTGGATGCATCTGGTACTATTACCGGTAACTTAACTGGTAACGTAACTGGCGATCATACAGGCACACATATTGGTGATGTATATTCTCAGGACGGAATAAAACAAGTTTTATATTCAGGCAATACGTTTGAAGATGATGCGTTATTTAAAGGCAATGTTTCAGGACAATTATTTTCATCAGACTTATCAACACTACTAGTTGATCAAGATGGTAACTTCTATGGCGATTTTAAAGGATCAGTATTTGGAGATGATAGTTCTGTAATAGTTGACGCTGTTTCTAATAGTGTAAATGCAGGAACAATAACAGCATCTACTAAGTTCGTTGGTAATGTAGAAAGCACAACAACGCTAACTCTTACAGCACTAAATGGTATTACACTGTCACCATCTGGTCCAGTAAATGTACCAAACGCTAGTACAATTTCATTAAGTGCAACAAGTACTATTGCTATTGGAGCAACAGATAATTTAACACTGACATCAGCATCAGGTAATGTTGTTGTACAAGATCATATAAGTATTACAAACTTAAAAACATTAGTTGCTGGAGCGGCTGACTACGCTGCATTCCAAGCGGCAATTGCGGCATTATAACGGAGACACAAATGGCAATAGGATATATCAATACAGGAACAATTGCAAACGACGGCACCGGCGATGATCTTCGTGAAGCATTTATAAAAATAAATGATAACTTCGAAGAATTAGATTTGAGAATTATAGAAGAAACAGTTATACAAAACAATGGCAGTGTAGGCGAAGGGTTATACACAGGCAAAGATGATAATATACACGGTCTTAAAAGACTTAATGCAGGATCTAATATCACACTAACAACAACTGAAAATACTATTACAGTTAGTGCTGGTGATGCATTGGACTCTTTAATTGTTGTAAGCGACAGTGGAACAATAACTGTGGCGCCAGGACAGACTATGAGTGTACATGGCGGCGAAGGTGTTGGTACTAGAGTTGACGGACAGCAATTAATTATTGACCTTGACACTACTGGAATTGTTGCAAGAGATTCAGCACCATCGCTTAGTGGCAACCTAACAGCAAACAATAATAACATTATTGGTGCAGGCACAATAACAGCTACAACAGTTAATGCTTACATTGAAGGTCTAGTATATGGTTATGATGTTAGAGAATTTGGCCCGTATCTAAGTGGATTTGATTTTGGTAGCTTTAGAAATACTTACAATAATGCTTTAGAGTTTATCTTAGCTACAGTAGATCTTGATTTTGGCGCAATAACACCAGAAACTGGCGACACTGTAGATCTAGGCTTTATTGTATAATAAGGAATAAAATATGGCGAACCTATGGAGTCAACCTTCAGGAACATTACTTGCTAACTTAGAAGAAAATGTTACTATAACTATACCACTACCGGTACTTAGCAGATCAACTGTTAGCCTAATTAGTGGTTCGTTACCACCTGGAACAAGACTATCTGGCAATTCAATAATTGGTACACCATACGAAGTAGCAAGAAAAATAGAATATAGATTTGTACTAAGAGCTACACTTGATAAAACTGTAAACGATCGTACATTTAAGATATCAGTAGTTGGAGAAGATGCACCTGATTGGGTTACAGATCCAGGACTACTTCCTGTAGGGAATAACAATACTTTCTACATACTTGACAGTTCGCCAATTGAATTCCAATTGTTAGCAACTGACGAAGACATTGCTGCAGGACAAACTTTAGAATACTTTATCGGAGACGGCGACGGTGAATTACCACCTGGTACAGAACTAACATCTGATGGACGTATTATTGGTATTGTTGATCCTATCTTAGCAATTGAAAAAGGTTTGTTATACAGTTACGGAACATATGACACAGCACCATACGATATTATCAATGGCGGCTATGACTTTGGTATTAAAAGTTCAAATGGTTTTGATAGTTTCTATTATGATACAACAACTTGGGACTTTAGTTATAGTGAAAAACCGCCTAAGAAATTAAACAGATATTATCAATTTACAGTTAATGTAAGTGACGGCGACACAATATCAAGACGTACATTTAGAATCTTTGTTGTTGGCGACGATTTCTTTAGAGCAGATAACACCATACTACAAGTTGGTACAGGAACATTTACAGCAGATAACACAAACCTTAGAACACCTATTTGGGTTACACCGGGTGACTTAGGTGTTAAACGTGCTAATAACTACGTTACTATTCCGTTGGATATTATTGATACAAACACACAAGTTGGATTTGTTAGTTATAGTGTTGTTGATACTAATGATGATGGAAGCACAAGTACGTTACCTCCGGGAATGAAGTTAGATTTATCTAGTGGAGAAATTGCTGGTAGAGTTCCATACCAAGGTGCTGTATCAAAAGAATATAAATTTACTATTAGAGCTACACGTTATACACCTGATCAAGTTGATGAAAATGTAAGTTCAAGAAAAACATTTACACTAAGATTATTAGGCGAGTTTAATTCAAATACAACGTGGGTTACTAAAGGTGACCTAGGTACTATTAATTCAAATGTTATAAGCGTATTAAAAGTTAACGCAACAACAGATGTTCCTAATGCAAGACTATTATATAGTTTAAGTAGTGGAAGATTACCACCGGGATTACAACTAAGTTTTGACGGAGAGATTGTTGGCAAAGTAAATGCATTTGGACAAAACTTTTACCGTAGTATTTGGAGAGGTGGAAGAAACTATAAAGCAGGAGACGTTGTAAAACACAACGGACAACTATACACAACCAACAGTGATCACCTAAGTGCTAGTTCAGGAGTATTTAACGATGACACTACACTGTGGATAGAATTTGCATATGTAAGATCAGGCTTAACAGTTTTTGATCGTGATACCTTTACTACTGATGGTACAGAAACAACATTTGATAGAGTATATAAATTTATAGTAAATGCTGAAGACCAATACAAGTATACAATAGCAAAACGTGAATTCCAAATACGTGTAAGAGATCCAGAAACTACACGTTACAGTAATCTTTATCTAAAACCTTTCTTTAAAGAAAATATTAGACAAGAGTTTAATGCATTTATTTCAGATCCAGAAATCTTTATACCAGAAAATATATATCGTCCACAAGATCCAAATTTTGGTATTCAACGTGAAGTTAAAGTTCCTGTGTATTATGGAATTGAAACGAATAACCTTGATACATTTGTAAGTGCAATTGCAACTAATCACAAAAGAAAACAATATCGTATTGGAGAATTAAAGACGGCTGTTGCAAATGAACCAGGAACTAACAATATTGTATATGAAGTACTATACTTAGAAGTTGTTGATCCTGCAAATCCAAAAACAGGCAGAACTAATAAAAAAATTACAATAGGATCAAACAAAAAATTAACTGTTGACACTGTTGCACATACACCAACTGATATGTACTACGACTGGCCTGAAAAACCTTCTTTTAGTTTACAAACTAGATCTAAAAACATAACAGTTACACTAGGTGAAGACTTTGAAATAGTTACTAAAGAAGATGGTACTATTAATTTAGACTGGGCTAATGGTATAGAAATCGACGGAAGAACTGAAGATAAACTGCTTGCTATTCTTCAAGGACTAGGTCCTACAATGACACTACGTCCTGAATATGAAAATAGTATTAAAGCAGATACTAATGTAATTAATGCATCACAGTCTAATGACAATGTAAAGTACATTAGTAATATTTCAAATATGCGAGATAATATTAGAAATACAGGAGAGTCTGATAGAAACTTTGTTCCATTATGGATGAGAAGTTCGCAACCAGGAAGTGTTAACGAACTAGGGTATACTAGCTCAATAGTACTATGCTATTGTAAACCAGGCACTAGTGAGATAATTAAAAGCGCAATTAATGCAAACGGATTTGACTTTTCGAAGTTTAATTTAGATATAGACAGGTACATAATAGATAGTACTGACATCACAAGCGATCCGCAATACTTGCTGTTCGCAAATTATAGATACAACGTTTAACCAAGATAAATAAAACGTAGGAGAAAACAACATGGCAGATAGTGCAATTACATACACAGGAATCGACGAAGAATTTCCGGTACCAGGACAGGATAACGATAGTCAAGGCTTCCGTGATAACTTCTCGCAAATTAAAACAGGGCTTGAAACAGCCAAAACAGAACTAACAGACTTGCTTACATCAGTAGCACGTACAGACACAGCTAATGATTTTAACGGTAATAATATTGAAGATGCAAACTTAATTGCTGTATCTGGAGCAATTTATCAACCGCAGGATTTAGATTCTGATGCGCAAATTGAATGGAACGATGGCGTAGCACAAAAAATTAATATTGCAAGCGGGCTTACATTAACATTTACTAACTTTCCAACAGGTGGTCAAAAGTATGCTTCAACAAGACTCATACTAAAAAGTAACGGTGGTTCACATATAGTTAACTTTGAAACAGGTGGCAACGGAAACTTATACATCAACAATTATGCTGAGGCGGTTGACGGCAACGGCGATTTTGTTGTAAGTGACAATGATCAACCTAAAGTAATCGATGTATGGTCAGACAATGGTCTTGACATTTATCTAGATTACATTGGACAATTCATGCGTCAGGCGTAACATGTTTCATCCACTAGCAAATATGGGCGGCCTGTCAGATGCAGAACTTGAAAATAAGATATCTGAATTAGGTCGCAAATATTTTCAATCAAATAATCCACATGTACAATCGCAGATTGCTACTTTGCTGGAACAATATAAAGAAGAAGCTTCTACAAGAAGAGTCATTGCTGCACAACGAGCAAAAGAAAGTGCAGAAAATGGCGATAATCCACTTGACAATTTAATAAATGTAAGTTAAACTAAGTGTATGCTTATGAAAACAGACAGCCTAGGTATCCCGCGATTCTCTAACAAAGACTTAATTGACATGATCTATACAGGTCATGTTGACAAGTGTCATGTAGTTCTGTGTGAGCAATCAGATGATGTAGACAAGTTCAATGCCGCTATGGAAGAACAAGGCTTTGACAAACTACAAAAGTATATCCCATTAGATGTAGATCAAAAGACTTTTGACGGTGTATGTCAAAGTGAATGGTTTATGCCTGATGAATATAAAAAGATTGATGTTAAAGATTATTTGTTAGAACAACTACGTATCAAAGGCGGGTACAAAGATCGTGCAAGAGCACAGGTTAGTAAGAACTGGTATCGTTGTTTAGAAGAGCTAGGTGAATACGAAGCACGTGATATGATTCCACTATTACAATATATGATCTACCTTGTAGAATTTATGCGTAATAACAATATTGTATGGGGTGTAGGACGTGGATCAAGTGTAGCAAGTTATGTGTTATACTTAATAGGTGTACATAAAATTAATTCCATCCAGTTTGACCTGGATTGGAGAGAGTTCTTGAGATAAGTACATAGATAACTAATAGGAGAATAACATGGTGCAAAGAACAAAAGGACAAAAAGTCTATAAAACAATGCAAGGCAAAACCGTTGATATGGATATGCTACGCAAACGTAACGAAATGACACCGGCAGTAGGAAACGCTAAAGTTAATGCACGTGGCGATGAACTAGGCCCAGGTGGACAAATTGTTCGTAAAAAAGAAGATGTTGTAAAAGAATATTATGAAAATTCTAAAGGCGTCCCTGAAGAATCAGCTGTTAGAAAAACTAGTATCGAAACAGAACTAGATGCTAACGGTAAAGACATTACAGACGACGACGATTGGATTGAAGACGAAGACGGCAATTTTGTAAAAAAAGGTGAATAATGGCTCTTAATATTAATACTATTAAAGCAAATAGTCTGCGGGCTATTGGCAATCGTGTACTAGTTACAGACATGTATTTTGGTGAACAAACTACACAAAGCGGACTAATTATCAGCTCTGATGATGGCCAAGAAAGAGGAATTTATCCTCGCTGGGCTAAAGTGTTGCATAAAGGTCCTGAAAATAAAGATACATATGAAATTGGTCATTGGATACTTGTAGAACACGGTAGATGGACACGTGGCATGAAAGTAGACGTTGACAATGAAGAATTAGAAATTCGTATGGTAGAATCAGAAAGTATTCTAGCATATGCAAACGAAAAGCCAGACAGTATAAATATTGGCACCACATCAGAGCATGGAACAGTCAAGGACATGCCAACATTTAATGGAGTAATATAAATGACAAATGTATTTAAAGATATTGATAAATTCGCAGTAGCTTGCGATCAAGCACCGAGCGACGATAACTATGCGTTATACCTTAACCTTATTGCTGAAGAATACGGAGAGCTTGTAGATGCAACAGCATATGGTAACAAAGTGGGTCAACTTGATGCACTAGTAGATATCCTAGTTGTAACTATTGGCGCGATACGTGCAGGTAATATGGACGGCGAAGGTGCATGGGACGAAGTAATGAAAACTAACTTCGCTAAGATTAATGCTGAGACTGGTAAAGTTGAAAAGCGTGAAGATGGCAAAGTACTAAAACCAGAAGGTTGGGTTGGCCCAGAGTTAGAACAGTTCATTAGATGAGCCTGTGGTTCTTTGGCGATAGTTACTGTATAGAAACTGAAGCACAAGACGAAACACATTGGAAGTATGAACACAACTGGATGGATCTAGTAGCACAAGGACTAGGTGCTGACGAAATTATTCCAATATCACAGTTTGGTGTTTCAAACGATTGGATCTTTAAGTTTTTTCTAGAGCATACTTCTAAATTTAAACCTGGCGACAATGTTGTTGTACAATTAACTAGTGCCGGGCGTAAATGGTTTCTACCAGGCGAGCCACAAAAAAGTAATATATTTTATTCTCAAGGCTGGACTAAAAAAGTTTCACAAGCAATTGATCATTATCGCGAGCACCTGCATAATGATCAATTAGACAACATTCAATACACATCATATGTATATGCAATTATGTTTATGACACATTCAATGCCAAATGTTAACTTTTTAATCTTACCTGGGTTTGATTCAGTGCCTGGCGTAATTGGTAATTTAACAACTGACATTTGTAACTTTGAATTAGGAAACGGACAAAAAGAGTTCTTTGAAAAGCACAACGGATTTGATCCTAGACTAAATCATATGTCAATAGAGAATCATACAGTCCTTGCAGACAAAATAGTAGACTATTTTAAAAACGGTACTGTGTTAGATCTTACTACAGGATTTAAAGGAGACATGTATTAATGTTACATGTATTTGGTTGTAGTTTTTCAATAGCACATGATCATAAATGTGATATAATAGGTGAGGGTGGAATGAATCCAACCTTTGTTCCTATAGAACATACTTGGACTGAACTTGTTAGCAAACATTTAATTGGTACTACTGAACACAACAATACCGCACTTTGCGGAGTTGGTAACGATTATATATTTGACACATTTACAAATACATTAGCAAAGATACAAAAAGGTGACTATGTTATAGTACAACCTACTTCTTTCTTAAGAGAATGGATATTTGAAGATAGGCCTGAAATGGCTAATTTCTTATCAGCAAAATACGAAGTCGGATTACATATTAATCAACTAGAGTCCGATGCATTAGAGTCATACAGAAATCATCTGTATTCTGAACATAAACAAAAGATAGTGTACAACGCTTTCATGCAAGCATTTTTTAGTTGGGCAATACCATTTGGTGAAATAAATGTTAAAATGTTAATTCTTCCAGGGTTTCATACCATTGATGGCGTTGAAGGTGCTTTAATTGATCCAAGTCGTAGAGAAATTGGTAACGACAAAGCTGTACAGAAACATATGGCAAGAACAGGTGGTGATAATAGATATAATCACTTTTCAGAAGTTAATCACAAAGTACTAGCAAACAAGGTTATTGACTTTTTTGATAACGCTACTCAAGTAGATCTTACTACAGACTTTACAGCCAATATAGTTTAAAATAATACTTGACAACTCTGTCTAAGTTTGCTATAATAATACTATAAATTAATTCAAGCGCCTGTAGCTCAGCTGGATAGAGCATTGGTCTACGAAACCAAGGGTCAAAGGTTCGAATCCTTTCAGGCGCACCAAAGAGGAAATAAAGATGGCTACACATGGCACTATTGATTTAGAAACTATTGACACATGCCCACAAGCAACTATACTATCACTTGGTGCTGTTAAGTTTAATCCATTAGATGACAGTGAACCGCACAGCGAACTATACCTTAAAATTAATATTGACGAACAAGACCAACTAGGTCGTACAGCTAGTGATGATACAATCGCCTGGTGGAGTAAGCAAGATCCAAAGATTATGGAAGAAGCATTTGACCAAACTGGTGCTGTTAGCGTAGATGAGGCTTTACGTCAAATTAGCAAATGGACTGTTGGTATTGACACGTTATGGGGGCAAGGATACGGTTTTGACTATACCATACTGGAAGACATGTTCCGCCGCGGCGGAAAGCCTATTCCGTGGAACTTCTGGATTATACGGGATTCTAGAACGCTTTTTGGCTGTTGTCAAGCAGATCCTCGCAAAGCATTTCAAACAGATTTACACAACGCATTAGCAGATGCATATTTTCAATCAAAAGCAATACAAGTTGCATATAAAGAGTTAGGACTCAAAAGATGAGCATGTCACCAAAACCAAGAACTAAAACATCAGAAGAAGAAAGACTAGTAAAGGAGTTCTTGGAAAAGGGTGGACAAATTACACACTGTGAAAGCAACGCCCGTACTGAAAACATTGAATACAAAGGCGGCTTTTATGCAAAACGCAGAAAGAAAAAAGAAGCCGAGGAAAAAGATAAATGAGTAAGATTCAAGATAAGCTAAACGGCATTATGGATCAGATACAAGCTATAATGGAATCTGACCCAAGAGCGCATATACCACCCAGTGATGAGCTTCTTGAACTATTACGAAAAGCTAACATATACTTTGCTCATATGGATGATGAGAACAGAGATTATTTTCAGTATGTTAATCATGCTATAGAAGAAGAATGGGAATGGCGTGTATGATACGATGGTATGATTGGCCGGCGGCAATAGTGTATTCATACCTTATGATGTATTTTTTCTTTACAGTTCCTATCTTTGGTGCTATAATAGCATATGTAATATACGATGTATTATGGGGTAAAGTGTATTGCGAGTTTAGATTACAACAGGAAAACACATGACTAATTTTGAAAAAGATCCTATAGAACTAGAGTTGTTATCAGATGATTTTGAAATGGTCGAAACAGATGATACTAAAGTATTAGATACAACACAAATGACTCCTAAAGAAATAGCAAGACTAAAACAAATTATAGAGGCAAGTAAATGAAAGAATTATGGGTAGAAAAGTATCGTCCAAAGACAGTGGATGGTTATGTATTTAGAGATGACGCACAGCGCAATCAAGTAAACACTTGGATCAAAGAAAAAACTATTCCGCATTTGCTGTTTAGTGGTAACGCAGGTATTGGTAAGACAACACTTGCTAAATTGCTTTTTAATGAACTTGATACTAATCCATTAGACATTCTTGAGATCAACGCAAGTCGTACTAACAGTGTAGATGACGTTCGTGATAAGATTGTAAACTTTGTACAAATGATTCCGTTTGGTGACTTTAAAATTGTATTGTTAGATGAGGCAGATTACTTGTCAACAAACGCACAAGCCGCACTACGTGGTGTTATGGAGGAGTATCATACTACAGCACGTTTTATTCTAACTTGTAACTATCCTAATAAAATTATTCCTGCATTACATAGCAGGTGCCAGGGCTTTCATATTGCTAAGATTGACCAAACAGAGTTTACAGCAAGAGTTGCAGAGATTCTTATTACAGAAGGTGTAACTCCAGACTTGGATACACTTGACACATATGTAAAAGGTACATACCCAGACTTGCGTAAGTGTATCAACACAGTGCAAATGAATAGCGTTGACGGTTTACTTACAAAGCCCAATGAAGGAGACACAGGCGAAACTGATTGGAAGTTGAGCATGGTTGAATTATTTAAGGCAGGTAAGATACAAGAAGCACGTAAACTACTATGTGGCACAGTACGCACAGAAGAAATGGAAGAAGTATATCGTTGGCTGTATGACAATATCGAATTGTTTGCCGATCCGGACCAAGCTGTGCTAATTATTAAACAAGGGTTGGTGGATCACACCCTAGTAGTTGATCCTGAGATTAATTTAGCCGCTGTGCTAATCAAACTAGCGAGGTTATAGTGACATACTTAGTAACAGACAACTGTATAAAGTGTAAGCATACCGACTGTGTAGCTGTTTGCCCAGTTGATTGTTTTTATGAAGGCGAGGACATGCTTGTAATTAATCCTGATGAATGTATTGATTGCGGAGTTTGTGTTCCAGAGTGTCCAGTAGATGCTATTGTAGCAGACAATGAACTACCCGAACCCGAACGTATCAAATGGATTGAGATTAATACACACTATGGATACGAATGGCCGTTAATTACAGATCAAAAAGAGCCGTTACCTGATGCAGAAAAATATGACGGTGTTCCTAACAAATACGAAAAATATTTTACTCCATTAGGAGAAGGTCCGGACGTCATGAAAGAGACTACGGACTATGATTAAGATACTATTAACGTATCCTAATTTACCTTTAATGATGTCCCCAGCTATGAGCATGGGGCTGTTTAATGCTATTGCCAAACGCATGGGCTGTGAAGTAAAATTATTTGAGACAACACAGTATAGCGAGCAATATAATAACAGACATATTCGTATGACTGAAATAGGAGCAAGTCGACAAAACAAAAAAGAAGAATTAGAAGATATGTTTTGGATTAAGGATCCTAAAGATATTATTCCTGATTTTATTGAATGTGTAGAAGACTTTAATCCTGATTTAATATTAATGAGTGTTCAAGAAGATGTTTGGAAAATGGCATCTCAACTGTTGGATAGTATATCTGATAAAAACATTCCTCATATTGTAGGTGGTGTATTTCCTACTAATGCGCCAGACATTGTAATCAATCATCCTTCTGTAAATGTGTTAGCAAGGCACGAAGGTGAGATTACTGTTACTGATGCAATTACAGCAATTAAAGAAAAGACAAACTTTGATCATATAAAAGGACTGTGGATTAAAAGTCCTAATGGCGACATTAAGAAAAATGCGCCGCAACAACTGTGTGACATTAATAAAACGCTACCTGACTATGGTTGCTTTAAAGGAATACGTTGGCGGAGACCTATGGGTGGCAAAGTATTCGAACGTGCTGTAAGTATGGAAACATATAGAGGATGTCCTTATAATTGTACATATTGTAATAGTCCTCGAACACGTACACTTGCTAAAGACTTTAATATAGGAAACTTTATGCGCCGTAAGAGTGCAGAGCAAGTTGAAAAAGAATTGCTTATATACAAAGACCTATATGATCCTGATCTAATAATGTTTCAAGACGATAGCTTCCTTGCAAGACCAGAGAAAGAAGTATTTGAATTTTGCGAAATGTGGAGCAAGTACAAAATTCCTTTTTGGTTTAATACACGTATTGAAAACTGTAAGCCTGCATACTTGAGTGCGCTTAAAGAAGCTGGCGTATATCGTATGACATTTGGTGTAGAAAGTGGCAATGAAGAATACAGACGTAAGGTTTTAAAAAGACAAGCTAGTAACGATAGGTATTACGAATATTTCAATTACATAAACGAAAGCAATATTCCATACAGTTTAAATGTTATCTTAGGTATGCCATTTGAAACTAGACAAATGGTAATAGACACAGCAGACATGGTACATCGTGCTAGAGGATATGACGGACTTACTATAGGCATGTTCCAGCCATATTGGGGAACAGAACTTAGAACAATGGCAGTTAAAGCAGGCTTCTTAGATAATGCGTATATAAACAGTGGCGGATATATGGACAAGTGGGCAATTGATATGCCAGAGCCATATCTACAAGAAGATGAACTAGATAAATTATTAAGAACGTTTGCTTTATATGCACACTTTGGTCCAGAGATGCATAGTGTAATACAAGAATCTGAAACAGACGACAAATTATATAAGAAATTGTTTGCACAATATCAAGAAGAATTTTTTGGTGATGTGCAAGAAGGCGGCATGGATAGGGTAAACAGATTTTGTCCAACACATGATGCAACCAGTACATACAAATTTATAGAGGTTAAGAGTTTATGATAAGAGCAATACTAGCATGTGACGATTACGGCGGCGTAAGTAAAAACGGTACACTACCTTGGCCTAACAACAGTACAGATCTTAAATGGTTTAAAGAGAACACAGCAGGACATATTGTTATAATGGGATCTACTACTTGGGACGATCCGCACATGCCACGCCCGCTACCTAAACGTACTAATGTACTAGCAACTACACGTAAGGATGACTATCCAGGTGCAGACATGTATATTAGCGGTAACCTAAACAACGAAATAAAACACATTGAGTATCTAAACGAAGGTGTTATTACTTGGGTTATAGGTGGTCCTAAAATTATCGAACAAACACTAGATATAATTGATGAGTTTTATCTAAGTCGTATTCCTGGTGCATATGCATGTGATACATTCTTACCGTTAAAGAAAATTGAAAATTTGTTTGAAATGACTTGGAACGAAGACCATGGCGATGTAGAATTTCAAATTTGGAGTAAACTATGAAACAGTATTTAGATGCACTAGAATACATTTTAGAAAATGGCGAAGACGTAAGTGATAGAACAGGTGTAGGTACTCGCACAGTGTTTGGATACCAAATGCGCTTTCCACTAACGTACAGTAACTTTCCAGCTGTAACTACAAAGAAACTTGCATGGAAAAGTGTAGTAGGAGAACTACTATGGTTCTTAGAAGGATCTACATCCGAACCTAGACTAGCAGAAATTACACACGGCGACAAAACAAAGAACACAATTTGGACAGCTAATTTTAAAGAACAAGGTGTAGCATTAGGATATACAGACGGAGAGCTAGGACCTGTATATGGTTCGCAATGGAGAGACTTTAACGGAGATGGTGTAGATCAAATTGCATCTGTTATAGAACAACTTAAAAACAATCCTGACAGTAGACGAATTATTGTAAGTGCTTGGAACCCAAGTAAGCTAGACAAAATGGCGCTACCTCCGTGTCATGCATTTGCACAGTTTAAAGTAATAAATGGCAAACTAAGTTGTCAACTGTATCAACGTAGCGCAGACATGTTCTTAGGTGTGCCGTTTAACATTGCATCGTATAGTTTGCTTACACATATGTTAGCACAAATTTGCGATCTAGAGCTAGGTGAATTTATATGGACTGGAGGAGATTGTCATATCTACAATAACCATATGGATCAAGTTAAACAACAATTAGAACGTGCGCCTGTAAACGGACCTATACTGGAGATGCCAGAGTTTACTACACTAGAAGAATTATTACAAACTAAGACTGAGGATTATAGATTAGTAGGATATAATCCAATGCCAAGTATAAAGGCACCTATGGCAGTATGATGGGTGCGAACTGGCAAGCAGATCCGCAACGATCTGTAGAAGAAAAGTTTGCATGGTGGCCTATACGTAGTGGATCACACAAACGTATATGGCTGAAAAAATATTACGTTCAGCATACGTATTACGATAACTTAGGTAAGCCGCCTATCAAAGGACGTAGTTGGACATACATATGGACCAAGAACGAATACTTACTGGAACAGATAAAAAAATGAAATCTAAATTTATTGATGCTTACATGGACGTTGCAGAACGTTTTGCACAACTTAGTAGTGCCGAGCGTTTACAAGTAGGTGCTATTGTTGTTAAGGATGATCGCATTATCTCAATTGGATATAATGGTATGCCTAGTGGATGGGATAATTGTTGTGAAGATACTATACAGCATCACGAATTAGGAACATGTACTACAGTTACAAAAGTTGAAGTTTTACATGCAGAATCAAATGCTATTGCTAAACTTGCAAAGAGTAGCGAAAGTGGAAACGGTGCAACTATGTTTGTTACACACTCACCATGTATAGATTGTGCAAAACTGATCTATCAAAGTGGAATAGCCACTGTGTACTACAAATATGAATATCGTAGCACACAGGGCTTGGATTTTCTTACTAAGTCAGGTGTTACTATTCATCACCATAAACTTGAAGAACTGCCTTAACGGCTGCATGCCTTTCAATATCTCCTTGATCGAACTGGACTACGTCCAAACATGATTGATTACTGTTTTCTAATAGTTTAGTAAAGTCAATTAAACCATTATCTTTCAATCTATCTGCCTGATTAAGATCGCCTGTTACAGCCATCATACTTCCCTCGCCTAAACGTGTTAATAACATTTTCATTTGGTTTGGTGTTGCGTTTTGCATTTCGTCTGCAAGAATAAAACTATTCTTAAACGTTCTGCCGCGCATATATGCTAGTGGCGAAATTTCAATAATGCCTTCTTGAATCATTCCTGTAATCTCTGCTGCATTAAAATATTCTTTTAACACATCAAAAATAGGTCTTGTCCAAGGCGCCATTTTTTCTTCTAACGTTCCTGGTAAGAATCCTAAATCTTCATCGACTGATACAGCTGGTCTTGTCACAATGATTTTATCAATTGTACCTTCTTTGAAAAGTTTAACAGCAACCTGAACAGCCAACAACGTTTTACCTGTACCTGCCGGCCCGATGCCAAAGACTATATCTTTCGACGGGTCTAACAGTGATAATACATATGATTCTTGATTTCTGTTTCTTGGAAGTATGTTAACTTGCTTTGATTTTTGGAATGGTTTAATATCAACTACATTATTGTAATTGCCCTTTGAATTCTGCTGTTTAGCAGCTTTTCGCTTTGCACCCATTAAGTGTCCTCCTATGGATTATGGAGTAAGACAGTATGCTTTTATAGTAAAGCACTTGCCCTACGAAAGTATTTAGCATCGAGGATTTAGAGATAAAATAGTTTATAACTAATTAGATACGATAAATAAGTATAGCAGATAATAATAGGATAGATTCAAATGGAAGATATTTACGATCTAGTCAAAAACGTTGAAACAATTTATGACAGTGATACGTCATTTCAAATTCTTAAAGACTTTGAAAGAGTTCTCGACGAAGTAGACTTATATGTATATAAAAACTGGGAAGATGGCGAGTTGCTTGATGGCCCAAAAATTGGCCGTCATTGGATTACCTGTAAGTTTATGTGGCCACGTGCAAAAATGCCGGATCCAATGGGTGCTAAACGCCTAAGTGATTATGATTGTAAAATTGGCTTCAAAAAAGATCATATTATAAATCCTAGACAAATTCGTACACCGGATGATTTACGTCCTGGTACTAAAAAAGGCAAACTAGATCGTATGCCTATATGGGTAGTTGAAATTCAAATGCCTAAAAAATTAATAGCAGATATCTATACTAGCTATGCAGATACTAAAGAGTTCAATGCTGAGCCAGCAACTGATGTAAACGCACAAGAGCAAGCGCCACAGACAGCTGATGTTACAGCAGCAGCTCCAACAGACATACCAGACTTAGCACCGCCAGGCGCACCGGCAGCTGCACCAGGTGGCGAGGATGTAATTTAATGAGTTTACGTGCAGGAGATTTAGTTAACCTTATAGATAGTGTATTTGAAGTAGATTCATTCTCTAGTAAAATGGGTGACGATAAAAATATTGTAACACTAAGTTTTAGTGTACAAGATAAAAAGCCAGCAGAAGACTTGGCTAATTTTTTAGAAAAAGGTTATAACTTTATTTTAGATGCTGATACTACTCCGGGCGAACAAGCAGACGGTACGTACAAAGTATTTGTAGAGTTACAAAGAGAGCGTGGAATACACGATAATATTAACGAAATTATTGACGGTGTTTCAAAACTTGGCGCAGTAGAAAATTTTAAATTTCGTTACTACAAAGACTTCAAAAGTAAAGATGCAACTCTTGCAGAATATGAAGCGCACATTCCAGATGCACCAGAAAACTATGGTATATTAGCTCTTGAAAATAATGTAAAACATTTCTTTAACAAAAGTTTTGTTGAATCAGTAAGCATGAAACAAAACGTTCTTACTATTAAAAAAGCATATGCAGAAGCACTACAATTTGAATTTATTGATTTTAGTGATGTGCTAAATGTGCAACTAGACGAAGCATTTGATATAAATGCTTATCCTGAAATACTCTTTTTGACCAAGTACATTGGTGACTATAACATAAGTAAGTATGGAGACAAACTTGTATTCGAAAACGAAGACAAGGCTCTCGTATTAAAAAGGATATAAATTATGAGTTTCGAATTTGACTTTACTAGCGATCATCTAGCCGCCATCATTCCTGGCAACAAAAATGTTGACAAATGGTATGATGCACTAGCTGAAATTATGCCTAAATACGGCATTACTACAGAACGTAGAGTTGCACACTTTCTAAGTCAGTGCGCTCACGAAAGCAATAACTTTCGAAGTTTAGAAGAAAACTTAAATTACTCAGCAAAGGCACTTCGTGCTGTTTTTGGTAGATATTTCGGCGCAGCGCCAAAGCGTGATGCAGACGAATATCATCGTAATCCAGAGATGATTGCAAACTATGTATACATGGACGAGTTCCGTAAATACAAGATGGGCAATGTAGAAGAAGGCGATGGCTGGAGATTCCGTGGACGTGGACTTAAACAATTAACAGGACGTGAAAACTATACACGTTTTGGTAAGAGTGTTGATCTAACAGCAGAAGAAGCTGCAGAATATGTTGCTACACCAAAAGGTGCTGTAGAGTCAGCTTGTTGGTTCTGGGACACAAACAACTTAAATGATATTGCAGATGGTGATGACGTAAAACGTATGACTAAAAAAATCAACGGCGGAAGCATTGGTTTAGACGATCGTAAAAAACGTTATATTAATGCAATGAAAGTACTAGGTATGAGTGCAGAGGATGTTGCCGGCGACGATGATGACATCCAAGATATTTTAGACGATATCGGTGTACTACGCAAAGGTGCAAAAGGCGAAGGCGTTAAAATTATGCAAGAAGCATTAGGCGTAACAGCTGACGGCGACTTTGGACCAGGCACAGAAAGAGCATTGAAAGCATGGCAACTATCAAATGGCTTAACAGCTGATGGTATTGCAGGCCCTGCAACATTTTCAAAACTACTGGAGGACTAATATGAAAAACTGGATTAAAAATAGACTTGATGAACGCACATCTTGGGATGGAGCAGCTCTTATTGCTGTAGGCGTTATTGTACTAATTGCAGGACCATTTGCAAAACTAGCGGCATATGCAGCTATTGCATACGGCGCATGGACAATATTTAAAAAGGAAGACTAAGGATTAGACTATGTTTAGTTCAATAAAAATTGCAATGATTGTCGTTACCCTCTTAACAGCGGGTGGCGGCTTTTTACACTACAAAACAGTTAAGGCTGATTTGGAGACAGCAAAGGCTAATAATCTAATACTAGAACAATCTGTCGAAGGACAAAAAGCTGTAATAGAACAACAAAAAAGAGACTTTAGTTCTATACTAGCAGCCAACGAAACACTAAAAGAACAAAACCAAATACTACAAAGAGAGTTTGCAGCACTTGACGAACGCTTTAATAAGATTAACGGCAGAGGCGAAGTACGTGATATAGGCAAACTTGCTGTTGAACGTAGTAGGTCAGTTGAACGTATTATTAACAGTGCGAGTAACAAAGCAATGAGATGTGTAGAAATTGCTATGGGCGCACCACTAACGGAGAAAGAGATAAATGCAACTAAAAGGTCTGAAATTAATTCCGAATGCCCTAGTATTGCTAATCCCAATTACAATCCTTATTAGTGGATGTAGTTCAGTACAAAAACTAGATGTGTTTACTACTGAAGTAGAAAGAGCACCGCTTAATCTACCTAATCCTGAAACTCCTAAAATGGAGAGTATAAATTGGATTATTATTACTAGTGAAAACGCCGCGGAAGTATTTGCTAAAATGCAAGAGCAAGGCAAAGATCCTGTGCTGTTTGGTCTAAGTGACGATGACTACGAACTGTTATCTAAAAACTTTGCACAAGTACGTGCTTTTATGATACAACAAGGTATAACACTTGATGAGTATCGCAAGTACTACGAACCCCAAGAAGAACAAGCTGAATCTAACTAAATACACATAGTTAATTAACGAGGGTAAACTATGTGGGAAATGATTAGTAATATGGCGAGTGATCGCCTGTGGATATATACAGCATTAGCAGGATCTGTTGCAGGTACTATTTTTGTAACATATATGAGTACAACAAGAGCAGGACTTTGGTTTTATGCTAAAGTAGATCGTGCAGTTGATTTCCTTGTAGAACGTTATGGCTGGACTTGGTTACAACAACCAGAAGATGCATGGCGTAAAAAATACCCCAAAATAACAAAGAAAATTGACGACTTAGAAAAGCGTTTAAAACATCTTGAGGGGAAAAGATAATGACCGAAGAAACAAAAGGGCACCATCCAGCAGATACAAACGGCGACGGAAAAGTATCTAAAGAAGAACAAGCAATGTACTTAGAGTTCAAAAGAAAAGAACTAGAAGATGCTGATCAGCGTAGAGATGCGATGCGTAACATGGCTTGGTTTGCATTATTTGGAATGTTACTATATCCATTTGCTGTTGTAATTGCCGCATTAATTGGTTTAGAACAAGCAGGCAAAATCCTAGGCGATATGGCTCCAACATACTTTGTTTCAGTAGCGGCGATTGTAGCAGCATTCTTTGCTGGTAACGCATACTCTGATAACAAAAAGAAGTAATCAGTACTAACTTTATGTAATAGTCCATGCGGTAAATACTAGTATGGACTACTACTCTACTTTAGGCGTTGCAAAAAACGCTTCTGATAAAGAACTTAAAGCAGCATACAAAAAAGCAAGTATGAAGCACCATCCCGATAGGGGCGGTAATGAAGAAACCTTTAAGAAAATTAACGAAGCGTATAGCACACTAAAGGATCCACAAAAACGTGGTATGTATGACCATCAGCAAAACGGTGGCGGACAAGGATTTAATTTTAATACTGGTAACACAGGTAGCGGACATCCGTTCGAAGATATCTTTGGTTCAATGTTTGGACAACAAGCATACAGACAAAGAGCGCACAATCAGGATATAAGACTTAGAGTTAAATTAACTCTTGAAGAAGTACTAACAGGCAAAAAAGTTCTAGCTTCATTTAGGTTACGCAACGGACAAGAAGAAAGTGTTAACTTAGATATACCTCCAGGAATACATCACGGCGATACAATGAAATTTCCAAATTTAGGAGATAATTCCATTCCTGGGCCGAGAGGTAATTTATTTGTTGAAGTACACATTAATCACAAACCTAACTGGGCTCGAAATAATAACGATTTAAAAACTTCAATTGATGTAAATTGTCTAGAATTAATTACTGGTACAAAAGTTAAAGTACATACACTAGATAATAGAGATATTGAACTTACAATACCTAAAGGAACAAAAAACGGAACAACATTTAGTGTACATGGACATGGTGTACCTGATGTAAATTATGGTCGAAAAGGAAAACTTTTAATAACTATTCATGCAAGTATTCCGCGAAACTTAAATGAAAAACAGTTAAACAAAATACACGAAATAATAAAGGATAATGGTTAATTTCAGTCTTGACATTAGCTAATTATAATGTATAATATAAGAGTTACATATTACAAAACTAAGGAACGATAAGAATGGTAGAACCAAGCGAAGAACTACAATTAGTCTTTGAAAAATCTCTAAAAGATACACGCAAGTTACAACACGAGTATGTAACATTAGAACATCTGTTATTTGCTATGCTGTGTTCGGATAATTTCTTGAAACTTATCACGGGCTATGGCGCTGATGTTGATTATCTTAAGACTCAACTAGAGCATTATTTAAAAAATAATCTTGACGAAATTAAAGTTGAAGAAACAAAGTACAAGCCTAAGAAAACACAAGCTGTTGAGAGATGTCTTAACCGTGCATTTACACAAGTACTGTTTGCAGGACGTCCTGAAATTGAATTAACTGATGTACTTCTAAGTATGATGAATGAAAAGAAAAGTCATGCTTGTTACTTCATTGAAAAAGCAGGTGTTGACAAAGATGCATTTGCAGAATACATTAGTGCTGAAACAGATGCTAATCTACAAGACGAAGAAATTTCTGGTGCTGCACAAAAGGCACTAAAAGCATTTACAACTAATCTAAACGGCGAAGCAAAGACTGGCAAAATTGATCCTATTATTGGACGCTCAGAAGAGCTTGAAAGTCTTGCACTTGCACTAGGTCGTAGAAATAAAAACAACGTATTACTTGTTGGTGATCCTGGTGTCGGTAAAACAGCTATTGCAGAAGGTATGGCATACAATATTGTTAACGACAATGTTCCAGAATTCCTAAAAGAGTACGAAGTGTTTATGTTAGACATTGGTGCTATGCTTGCTGGTAGTAAGTATCGTGGAGACTTTGAAGAACGCTTTAAACTAGTACTTGCTGGGCTTAAGAGCAAAGGCAAAACTATTATGTTTATCGATGAAGCACACATGATGAATGGTGCTGGTGCCGGCGGTGGCGGAAACTCCAACGATTTAGCAAACATGCTAAAGCCTGCTCTTACTAAAGGAAACTTAAAAGTTGTTGCATCAACTACTTGGGACGAGTACCGTAAGTACTTTGAAAAGGATCGTGCATTGATGCGTCGATTCCAACGTGTTACAGTTGATGAGCCAAGTGCAGAAGTAACCAAAGATATTCTACAAGGTATTAAGAAGTACTATGAAGATTATCATGGCACAACTATTACACAAGAAGCAATTGATTCAGCTGTTAAACTGTCAATTAAATATCAGTCAGATAAGAAACTTCCTGACAAAGCAATTGACTTAATTGATTTGGCATGTTCACGCTTTAACCTTACTAATGTAGAAGAAAAAATAGTTACAGCAAAAGGTATTGAATTTGAATTAGCCAAAGTAGTTAAATTGCCTGCAGAAACAGTAAGTCAAACTGAAACTGATAATCTTGCTAATCTTGAAAAGAATCTAAAGAAAGTTGTATACGGACAAGACGATGCTATTGACGGTATTGTTGATAAGATTCTTGTAAGTCAAGCAGGACTAAAACCAGATGACAAACCAATTGGTAGCTTTGTGTTTATGGGCCCAACAGGCACAGGTAAAACAGAAACAGCAAAACAATTGTCAGCACAACTAGGTGTAGAACTTGTACGTTTTGATATGAGCGAATATCAAGAAAAGCACAGTGTGAGTAAGTTGATTGGTTCGCCTCCAGGTTATGTAGGACACGAAGATAATGCAGGATTGCTAATTACAAAATTACAAGAAAATCCTAATTGTGTACTACTGCTAGATGAGATTGAAAAAGCACATCCAGATGTTTCACAGATCTTATTACAAGTTATGGACAATGGTAAAGTAACAGGGTCTAACGGTAAAGAAGCAGACGCACGTAATTGTGTACTAATTCTTACTACTAACTTAGGCGCACAAGATGCAGATAAAAATACTATTGGATTTGGTGATGCATTTGAAAAAGAGTATGAAGATACTTCACTAAAGAAATTCTTTGCACCAGAGTTTAGAAACAGACTTGATGGTGTAATTACATTTGCTAAACTAGGCAAAGAAGTAATGATGAAAATTGTTGGCAAGTTCCTTGTTGAACTTAAAGACATGGTTGCACAGAAAGACGTAACTATTCATGTTACTGACGAAGCACTTGATGCATTAGTTGATAAAGGGTTTGATCCTAAAATGGGCGCAAGACCTTTACAGCGAGTAATTGATAAAGAAATCAAACGACCATTGAGTCGAGAGCTACTGTTTGGAACACTTAAAAACGGCGGAGAAGTTACTATTAATTTTGATAATGATAAATTTATATTAGACACAACTTCGGAGAAAGTCGTTGCAGAGGTTTGAAACAACTAAGCTGTTCTACGGAGAATACTTATATAAGTTAACCGTAACCAATCAGCTGTCAGACGCATTTAGAGAAAAGAACTTGCCTCACGCTAGGCAAGTTCTTGACAATTTGCAACAATTGATAGAAGATAAGCAGCCATTAGTCTTAGCTAGGGGTCTTCGTGTAAGATCAATTTCTAAAGATCATTTTATCGAAGCATCTAAGTTATTCACACATTTTAGTAAAGCCCAAGACTATAAACTAAGAGTTGAACAACAAATACTAAACATTTATTCTAATGATATTAGATGGCTCAATACTATTATTTACGATACTAGTAATTCACCTAATTTAATTAGTTTACATGAACCTTCTCCAGGGTATACACTTACTCCGAATACAATATTAGTAGACAAATCTAATGGATACGAATATAAAGTAACTTTGGGGAATAATTCTGGTGATAATAGTTTTGGACAATGGGCAACTAATAATCCTAAATTAATTAAACTAGGTCCTAAACTTGAATTTGAACTTTTGCAGGGTGGATATGTTTGTGGTATGTACTTTTATGCAAGAGATGAACGTACACTTCAGTTATGTAACCTAATGTTAACTAATATTCGAAGAATCGACAAATTAGTAGTCAAGTAGATATTTGATAAATACTTGCATGTCAAACAGTGAAACAATATTATCAGCAAATACACACCCAGGAGACAGTACCACTGAGACTGTCACAGGTGAAAAATTCAAAGGGGACGGTTACTACGGACGTAGTGATGGGTTCCACACCGTACAATACAGCATAACAGGATTTACAGGTATAGTAGCCATACAAGGCACACTTGCAATTAATCCAGTTGAAGCAGACTGGTTCACAATTTACACTGAAACACATTTAACTACAACTAAAGTAATTGCAGCTAACTTTACTGGCAATTATGTATGGGTAAGAGCTGTAGTAAGTAGCTGGACGGACGGCACAGTCGATTCAATAAAACTAAATCATTAAGGAATAAGTCAATGGAACATTATGTAAGAGTAATATTAGATAAAAGTCAAGAGCCTAGTATCTTAGACGAAAGTATTTTTCCATCGCAAAGTTTATTAGAAACAGCTGAAGGAAATCCTGTTATAGAAATTCCATTAGATAGAGAATTAACTAACGAAGAAGCCGATGGCTATGCTGACAGACTTTCAGCACTGATGTTTGAAAACGGATATGACGACTTTGATATTGAAATATCAGGAGGATCTGAATAATGCGTATGGACGAATTTTCACAATCTCAAGACACATCGTTACCGTTTGATGTTGTTGACGATGTTTGTGTGTTCATGAAAAACGATCCTGTATTCTTTAGAAAAAGTTTTTTCCCGGCAGTATCTCGTGTTGCTGATATGCACCGAGCAGGCAAAACAATTAATCAAAATGAATGTTTAAGTGACATGATAGAAACCGCAATAGGTAGTTATTGCAAGAAGTACAACATTGCTAGACACCCCGATGAAATTTTTACCAACGATGATAGACAATCAATTATTGATAGAGTATTTGCTGAAGAAATGGAAGAAATTAAAAAGGGCGAGTATAAATGAGACTACGTCAGTTATTTGAATCTCCACGAACAGCGGTAATGGCATTTGGCCGAATGAACCCGCCTACTATAGGACATCAAAAACTTGTAGAAAAAATAAAAAGTATTCCTGGCGACCATTACGTATTTCTTAGTCAGTCACAAAAGCCACAAACTGATCCATTAACTTTTACAGACAAATTACGTTATGCAAAGTTTTTCTTTCCTAGTGTAACAGTAGGTCATCCTGAAGTTAAAACAATTATACAAGCAATGCAAAAGCTAAGTGAACTAGGTTACGAGCGTGTAATTTATGTTGCTGGTAGTGATAGAGTTGATTCATTCACAAAATTATTAAATCAATACAACGGCCAAGCTGACAAAGCAGGCAATGTTCCGTATAGCTTTAAATCAATCCAAGTAGTAAGTGCAGGCGAACGTGATCCAGATGCAGATGGTGCAGAAGGAATGAGCGCAAGTAAAATGCGTCAAGCAGCCGCTGATAATGATTTAGAATCATTTAAGCAAGGTGTTCCACAACAACAACTGGCAGACGAAATGTTTGCGGCAGTTAGACAAGGTATGGGCATTACAGACAAAGAGCCTGAAATGGCAGAAGGCTGGTTCAGTGGAGATCCATTACCTGCACCAGAATGGCTAAATGATGAAAACAAAGCTCTATGGGCAACTACACAACCTACTACTAAAGATAAAAGACTTGTTACACAATTACAAAAGTTACAAAGATTTATACAAGCAGGATTAACTGATCAAGCAAATCAAGTTGTTGCAAAAGAACTTTCAATAATGCAACGTGAAAGCGTTGAAGAAGGTTGGTTTGATTTTTCTGGTAAAGAAATGAAACAATACATTGAGTTTGCACAAAAAAGAATGAATTGGTATCCTGACGCAAGGCTAAGACAAGAATTAAAGAAAAAGTTTCCTGAAATTAAACCTGTTGATATAGAAAGAACTATTAAACAAGTTCAAGGACTAAGACAAAATAGAGCTCCATAATGGACGAGCTCGAATATATCAAAAAACTTGCAGGCGTAAATGAGTTTAAAGGGTATAGTGAATATACCCTTGAAAATATCAGCGATGCCGCTAATTCAAATGCACGTACAATGCGTGACAAAAACATTAAACCTGGTGACGAAGAATGGTTCCAACTATGGTTTGGACTTCCTAAAATGCACGGACAAATGAATATGCCACAAGGATTTAGGGGACGTAAAAAATGAAGATAAGCGAACTACTAAACGAAGATGGCAGAATTGTAAAAGGTGTTAACACCACTGTTGACGTAGATACAGACGAAATTAAAACACAAGCAGCAAAGTTTGGTAACACTGTAGACAAAGACGGACGTCCTCCACAACTAAGCAAAAAAGTAAAAGGTAAATCAACTAACGTACTATTTAACTTAGGTATGACTGAAAGTGAAGCTCCACGTTATACAGCTGCAGAGTGGGCAATTATTGAAGGCGGACATACGTTAGAAGAACCGCAACCACCTGTTAAACAAAAAACAGCAAGAGAGTTATTTTCCTTTATTTCTAAAGATGGACTTAGTGAAGCATTAGGTGAAATTTCAGCTAATACAGAAATATTTGTTGATATGGATGGAGTACTTGCTGACTTCTTTGGCGAATGGGCTAAAGTAATGGGCAAAGACAGTTTTAGAGACATTGAAGATCCTGCAGCAGCAATTAGTAAAATCAAAGATGTTGAAGATTTTTGGTTAAACTTACCTGTACTTCCACAAGCAAGACAACTGCTTATGCTTATTAAAAGAGTAAAAGGCAAATACAAAATTTGTACAAGTCCACTAGCAGATGATCCTCGTAGTGAGCCGCATAAGCGTGAATGGGTTAAAAAGAATTTAGCGTTTTTCCTTCCGGAAGAAGTAATTGTTACACACAATAAACCACAATTTGCTACAGCAAAAGACGGTACACCTAATATACTAATTGATGACTACGGTGTTAATATTCGTAATTGGGAAGAAGCTGGCGGCATAGGATTTAAATACAAAGATCACAAGTTTGAACGTACAGCCAAAGATATCAAGCAACACATGGATGCACCAGTAGAAGAAAACTTTGCTGACGGTAAGAAAAAAGGCAAAAGCAGACCTGGTAGAGTAAAGAAGTCAGGTGCTAGTTGCAATGGTAGTGTAACAGCACTACGCAAACGTGCTAAAAAAGCAAGTGGTGAAAAGGCAAAGATGCTACACTGGTGTGCTAATATGAAAAGCGGAAGAAAGAAGAAATAATGTTTAGTAAACAATGCAAATTACACCTAGAAAAGCAAGGTGAAACAGGACTACAACATATGAAGGCTGCGATAAATACAGCTATAAAGTTACAGTTACTTGTGCCAGCATTATTAATACATAGTGTTGCGCCGCGTTTCTTTACAAACACTGGCACACGAGTAATGAAGGACATATTAAAGGAGAGAGTTGATGAAAATAATTGATATTATATCTGAAAGTATTGACTTAGAAGAAAAACAACGCTTAGACCCTAAATGTTGGAAAGGTTACCGTAAAGACGGCACCAAGATGAAAGACGGCGTTCGTGTAAACAATTGCGTCAAAGTAGGCGAAGACGAGTATACATGGGAAGGCGACATGCACATGCTATACGACGAAGAAAGTCTAGAAGAAGCAGAGTATCAAGGACGTAAAGTTAAACTAGGCAAGCCAATGGCTGGCGATGTTAAGAAGTTTAAAGTATATGTTAAGAATCCAAAAGGCAATGTAGTTAAAGTTAACTTTGGCCAAAAGGGTGTTAAAATTAAAAAGTCTAATCCTAAAAGACGCAAGAGCTTTAGAGCAAGACATAACTGTGATAGTCCAGGACCGCGTCATAAGGCACGTTACTGGTCATGTCGTAAGTGGTAAGGAACTAATATTATGAGAATGCAAGACGTAATTAAAGAAGGTGCAGCACACACATATCATTGTAAAGATTGTGGATGTGAAATGCACAATTGTAAACCAGACTGTAAATGTGAACACGACTCACATGACGAATCAGGTAGTTGGTGGAGAGATGAGAACGGCAATGGTGTTCCAGATATTATGGAAAGCAAAGACACACACTGTTCAGACAAGTGTTGTGGTGCAGATACTAAAGCAGAAGATTGCACATGTCCTCCAACTTGTAAGCATTGTAACTGTAATGCTGTTAGTGAAAGAGCAAGAATGCATGCCGAAGCTATGAAGGAAGATGCAACAGCAGGTGGTACTAGTGCAGGATCTATTGCTTCAGTAGCAAGTGTTCCAGGGGCAAAACGTAAGATTTCTAAAAAAGGAAAATACGGCGCACCGAAAGCACCACAAGCAACTAATGCAGATGGTACAGCAAAAAACGCACAAGACATGAATACTAATTTAATGGGCGGCGGTGCTGCAAGACGATAAATACACTTAATACGTATTACTGGAGTTAACTCAATGAATAAAAATGAATTAAAAGAAGGTCTTGGAGATTTAGCACATGCAGCTGAACGTGATCACGAAGTACAGATGGCTCGTGCAGACCTATATAAAATTGCAAAATATGCTATCCAATTACACGATATGCTTAAAACAGTAAGTGAAGCAGAAGGTATTGAAGGCTGGCAACAATCTAAAATTACTAAAGCAGCAGATTACATTTCAAGTGTATACCATGCAATGGATTATGATAATGCAACAGAGCAAGGTGCTGATATGACAATTGCTACTGAAACATCATATAAAGCTACACTTTCAAAAAAGTTAAGCGAAAAGACCAAGACAGTATAAAGGATTTAAACCATGTCCGATATGCGTGATTTAATCAACAAACTTGAAAGAATTGATGAAAGACAGAATTGGGATAGCCTAAACGCTGTTATTGATCAATATGCAAAAACTGGAATGACTTTGCAAGATCTTGCTGCAATGGAGCAAGCTGCAAGAGATGTTAACGAAAATACAGGAGGCATCGGCGGCTTTTTTAAAGGTATTGCATCAAGCGAATCATTTAGAGTTAATTATGTTCTTTATCACGCAGCTGAAAAATTAGGATTAAGTACATTAATTGGTACTGATGGAAAGATAAGAACTTTAGACGGCGGCTCATATAGGGCTGTAAGAGCTAGTGCAAGAAATGTACAACATCGTAATTTAGCTGTACAACAAGCACGTATAAACTTATTACCACAAGCTTCACAATCAATATTCAGCATTCAACAGGGCGGTGCTAATGCACAACTACGTCCTACACAAGAATTTTTCTACACACCCAATGCAAGAAGTTTACAAGGTCATAGCATAGTAAGATATAGAGGCAAAGAGCCCTATGCTGATATGGTTAGACAAGGGCAACAAACAAGAGTATACTTTGAAGAACAGTATCTAGAACAGTTTAAAGCAGCATTTCCAACCGCTAAAGTAATGAAAGCAGATGGTAGTGGACCGTTAGAGGCTGTTGCTACAGATAACACAGCTAATACAGCTACTGCAGATACTACTAACAATGACGTTGAAGTAACTACGTTACCTGACCAAACTGTCACACAAGTTTATGATACTTTAGATGACTTTGCTAATAGTAATTTAGGTGGGTTACAGAATGACAAAGAGCAAGTACCTGCTATTAGAGAATTACAAACATTTTTAACAACAGACCTAGGCCTAGACACTGGCACAGTTGATGGCGCATATGGTCCAAAGACTACAGAAGCCGTTAGACAGTTTCAATCAGCAATCACCGGAGTTGCTGTAGATGGTAATGTTGGTCCAGAAACTATTGCTAAAATTAAAGAAGTTAAAGCTGATATTGAACAACTACAGGGAATAATTGATAGCCTAAATGAAAGTATCATACCTTTTAAAAGTGCAATATCTAAAATGTTGGAAGCACGAATTGACGAAGCAGAACCTACCGACATGCAAAAAGAACAAATACAACAGATATTAGGCAAATACGAAAACTTTAGAAACGTCTTCCCTGACTTTAAGAAAGAATTGTTTACAAAAGCGTCTACAGTAATTGGCGTAACTACTAGTAATGCTAGTGGTGATCCAAGTGAACAAGGTACAACAGGTAGCGAAGAAACAAGTGGCGAAGAAACAAGTGGCGAACCAGCTTACAAGGAAGTGACTGGTTCTGGACAAAGTAGACGTTATCGTGTATATGATCGTGACGGTAATGAATTGTCAAGCGGTAGAGGTCCTGGACCTAGACTTCCACTTGCCGCAGACTGGAAAGAAGTTAATGATATTGAACCAGAAGCATTTACTGGTAATACTGATGGCGCAGATGACGGCACTACTGATGGTGATAAAGATAGAGCTTCAAATATACCAGGTGCAGATAATACTGCTACAACAGATGGCGAAGAAACAAGTGGCGAAGATGCAGGCGAAGCTGAACGTAAGTATGAAGTTGTTGACGGTGTTCGAGAGTATACTAATTTAACAGATCCTATTCAAGACACTACATTAAAAACTGGAGACATTATTAAAATAAATGGGCAAGAGGCTGAAGTTTATAATATGCCGCCATTAAACGTAATATTTTGGCCAGGAACAACGGCACCATTTGAACCAGGTGGAACTCCGCCAGTACCAGACAACGGCAATGCTGAAGATGAACAAACAGGTACATTAGATTGGATGAATATTCAACCACATGATGCTAGAAATAGAATATGGAAATTTACAGTTCCTGAAGATAAAAGAAATCAAATAACTGGAATTGGTGTTCTACAAGATAATGCTACTGTATATCTAAGACAGAATCAAAGACGTGGATCAAGTGTAAGCGGATGGATGATGGCAAGAAACCCTGGGTTTAATGCTGGCAAACCGTTAGATAGCAAACAAGATCCTATAGTACTAAAACTAATTAGTGTTCTTAGACCTTTAGGGTTTGATGCTCGCGGAGCAATAGGACTTGGAATGGACAATCTAGGCACAACTGGCGATGATATCTTAACATTATGGAAAGATGCTGAAAACACATTTAGTTGGGATGACGCAAAACTACAAGACGGTATTAATAGAATAGAATCAAGAGAGCAAATGCTGTCGTTACTATATGCGTATAGACAACAAAACAACGGCAAGTCTTTACTAGACGAGTTTGATGATGGTGGCACAATAGATGATGAAACTAAACAGTTACTTAATAGTACTTTTCAAAAGTTTAATATTCCAGTAAGGGTTGAGGTTTAAATGAAAGTTCTAGAATTATTCGAAAATCAAAGAATTAGTACAGCTAAAGAGTTTAAAGATTCTTTTACACCAGAGCAATGGGAAAATATAATTTGTTATTATATCTCTGTTATGGATAAGGATGTAGGTATTGTTAGAAGTGTACGATTACAAGATGATCCAACTAAGATGAGTCAAATAGCTCAAAGAATAAAACAAAGATTAGGTCCAGAAATGCCTGACAGCACTCAGCCACAGGCGTGGAATGCTTTGGCAAGACCATTTGGTATTAGCGTACAAGGTTCTACTTGGGACGCATTTTATAACACACTGTTACCACATGCATCACATGTTTGTGAATTAGATTTTTCTAGTACTCAAGCAGGTGATGATTTAGCAGATACAGACATTCCTGGGCAACTATACAAAACTACAGAAACTGTTCAAGACGTACTTGCTTGGATACCACAGAATCTTGTAGATCCATTAACATATGCCGATCCAAACAGTGTTAAAGACGCTGTAGACGGTATGATGGCTGGTGCTAAAGCAACACCTTCTAGAAGTGGCGATGGTCCGAACAATCAAGACGGGGAGCCAACTGCAACTTGGGAGGAATGGGTTTATACTACAGCTAGTTCTGATGTAAATAGAACGCCTATTAAAGATATGCTCGTTCACGCACTTAATGGATTGCCAGATGGCACAGTATCTAAACAACAAATAGCACAAGCATTTTTAGATTGGCTACGCACAGCAGATAATGTTATTGCTACTGCACGTGAAAGATATAATCAATAAGCCAACTTAACAGTTGACAACTCCATAAACATCATATATAATAGTACTTATTATTAACAGGAGAAACCTATGAGTGATCGTACCTATGGTGCAGAAGAAAAAGCAAAACTTGAAAGACTTGTTCGCGAAGGCGTAACAGTACTACAAGAAGTTGAAGATCTTAATGCAGGACTAAAAGATACTGTAAAGGCAGTAGCAGAAGAACTTGATATTAAACCTTCACTAATTAACAAAGCAATTAAGATTGCACAAAAACGTGATTGGGATTCACATGCAGATGCATATGATGATCTTGAAACACTTGTTACCACACTTGGTTATGACAAGTAATGCAAAAAATAAAAGACTTTTGGTTAGATAGTTATACTAGTGATCATATAGCATTTTATTTTGAACTAGTAAGTTTTATATTTACTGTTTATGCGAGTTTAACACTTGCTCTTAATGCTGATGATCCTAATATGCTAATTGTTTATCCTGGGTTTTTCGTAGGTAGTGTTACACAATGTTATGCCGCATATAGACGAGGTGCAGCTTGGGTAATGCTACTAACTGGATATTTTGGTGTAGTAAATATATTCGGTTTTGGTGTAGCAATAGGTTGGTGGTAAATGGTAACAGTATACTGGGCGACATATCCTGAACAAAGTGATCAGTCAATTAGCGAACTTCGTTATAAAAAACCAGAAAGTCTCCTTAAGGATATAAATCCTACAGAGTTTTTTGGTCATTTAGCTGGTAGATGTCCAGCTATAATTAACGAATGTGCAAATACATTTAAGATAAAATCCCCAGTAGATTTACACCTTACATTTAATGATGATTTTACAAGTTGTAATAGTAAGTACAAGCAAGAACTGTCATTTATATCACAACTTATAGGAGAAATAGGTCCTGAAAGAGTTGTACAAATGTCATCTCCTACTTACCTATTCTATTGTGATGAAGATTTAACTATGTCACAGTTACCACCATACTATGAAGAAACAGATTTTACAAATGGATGCATAGGCGTTAGTGCTACATACAACATTAATAAATGGTTTAGGCCTGTAAAACCTACATTCAAACTAAAGAAGAATAACAATACCATTGATATAAAAATGGATGATACTATATGTTACTATAAGTTTAATACTGATGAAAAAATTAAGTTAGTACAGTTTGATGCTGAAGTTTTCAATAACAACAGCATACTTAAAAACATTCTTACATATAAGTTCAATACAAAACACCCGT